CCAAAAGCAGCAGGAGCAGGTTTTAGTGATGTATTTAAAATAATTGTAGGAGCAATATTAATTATATATGGACCTGGCTGGATAGACGCATTAACAGCAGAAGCACAAGTGGCAGCAGGGGTTGCAAATACAACTGGAGTTACTACACAAGCATCCCAAATGGCTATAGCAACGTATGGACAAGTAGCAGCTTGGGGAATATCAACACTTGGTGTGGGGCTCGCAATGTCGGGTGTTGTCGGATATATGACACCGGAAAGTCCTTCAGAAGCAGGAGATAGTTATCTCTTTGACGGACCTCAGAATAATACAAAACAAGGAATACCAGTGCCTTTACTATATGGGGAACTCATAGTAGGCGGAGCACTTACAAATATTGGCTTTATAGACTATAAAATAAGTTATCAACAGACAGGATATACAATTATTTCTCCAGATTCAAGTTCACCTAATGGTTCATACGGAGATTCAGGACAGAGTGCAGGTGGACACAATAGAGCAGGTGGGGGCGGAAATGGAGCGTCAGGACAAAGTAAATGAAGAATATAGGTAGATTTTATAATTTAACAAATGGTGGGCAGGCTCAGGGAGCCGGGTCAAGTTCATCTATAGTAAATAGTCCAAACGAGTATCAAACAGCAGTTGTTTATGATCTTATATCAGAGGGTCCAATTCAAGGACTTGTAAATGGCACTGACTCTATTTATCTTGACCAAACTGCAGCAACCATTGGGTCCGCAGGAGTTAAACATAATATTGCAGAAAGTTTAAATGCTTCTTTTACAGCCAGCACACTAACTATTGTAGATAATGTAGGAACTATGTTTAGTGGATTATCAGTAAATGATGGGGACAGATATATAAATATAGCGGGAGCAAAGAAAGCTATTTCAAGTGGACTAAGTATGACTGCAGGAAGTAATGTTGTAACTGCAAGTTCAAGTTTCTTTAATTCAAATGATGTTTACATACCGGGAACTGTTGATGGAATGAAACAATTCGTAACAGTAAGCGGAGCAGGAGTAAATGGCGGAGTTCTTCGATCAGAAATAATTGCTTTTACTTCAGCAACTTCTGTGCAACTAGCTTTACCTGCTTCAACCACAGTATCAAATGTAGACGGAACAGTGGATAAAGTAGGAAAAATAGATTCAATTACAAATTCAACAACAGCAGTCATATCAAATATATCAGCACAAGGAACAGATGTAAGGGATGTTTCAAATGTTACTGCGTTTACAACTACTCCAAAAAGAAATATTTCAGATACTCCTATTTATAATCATGGAGCATTTCAATATGCTTTTATGAATGGATATAGAGATCAACCTGTTCTTCAAAATTTTCCAGGTATTGGAAGCGCTTCAATTGTACATTCTGCAAATACAGAAATAAATCAAACAGATCTATCTTCTATAACAGGAAGTCAAAGTAATATAACAAGTGGAGGATATCATTCAACAACTGGAAATGCAACTGCATCTCCTATTACAATTTCTGCTAGCACAATGGGTATAAGCAACCAGCCCGAAATAGACAAACTTAAATTAACTTTTAAATTTCCAATGATGCTTGCAAGTAAAAAAAGCTCTGGAGATGAAGCTCCTGCACATGTTGAGTTACGAATATTTTTAGGATTTAAACGAGCAGGAGATTCTTCATTTACGGAAGTACAGATATTTGGTCCAACGAATGCACAAATTAGTGCAAGACCTACAGGCAGAAGAACTTCAAATTTTAGAGGTCGTTTAGGAATGAATACTGGATTTGTTGAAGCAGAAACAAAAGCACCTTTCATTGAAACTTTTACAATTAACATGGAAGAATTTCAACCTTTCTCAGATTTTCAAGTAAAAGTTGAAAGAGTTAATCCTACAAATGCACGACACGGCGACTACGACCATAATAATCCTTGTACTTTACAAACAATTGAAGCAGTAGTAGACGATAAACTTTCATATCCTTTATCTGCTTATGGTGCTCTCATTTTTGATGCACAGTCTTTTGGAAAATTACCTGTTCGTGGTTATCATGTTCGAGGAAGATTATTACAAGTTCCTACAAACTATTTTCCCCGAACAGAAGGAAATAGAAGTGTTGCAGGGTATGATAGAAATGTAAGCACAGGAGTCGACGAAAATTCTTATCAACAATGGGATGGAAATTTTAGAGGAGATAAATCAACTTTTAATGGAGCTCATGTAAATCATCAACCAGTTTATACAGATAATCCAGCATGGGTATTTTATGACTTAGTGACAAATGATAGATATGGAGTTGGAAAATATCTTGATGCTTCACAAATTGATAAATACGAATTATTTAGAATTGCAAGATATTGTGATGAGCTTGTAAGTGATGGAGAAGGCGGAACAGAACCACGATTTACTTGTAATCTATATCTATCTCAAGCAGCAGAAGCTTTAAAAGTATTAAAAGACGTCACAAGTATATTCCGAGGAATGATGTTTTGGCTAAATGGTGAAATACAATTCTCTCAAAATAGATTTCAAAGTCCTGTATATACTTTTTCAAAAGCAAATGTAATTGCAGGAAAATTTGCATATACATCTACAAAATCTCAATATAGAAGTAATCAAGTGAGAGTAACATGGAATGATCCAGATTCTATGTATAAAAAAGCAGTAGAAATTGTCGAAGATACAAATAATATACTAGAAACTGGAAAAATAGTTTCAAAAGATGTTGTAGCATTTGGATGTACATCAAAAGGACAAGCACATAGATTTGGTAAGTGGACACTTCTCTCAGAAATTATGGAAACAGAAGGAATTAGTTTTGAAACTAGTTTCAATGGTGGATTTTTAAAACCTGGAGATGTAGTAAATGTACAAGACGCAGACAGAGACCATATACGATTTAGTGGAAGAACTTCAGAGAGTAATACTACTACTACAATCAATGTAGATAGTGCCATAAATTTATCAAGCGGTAATACTTTTGAACTTTCAATTGTATATCCAAGTGGCGGTGCATTTCTTGGACAAGAAAGTGCAACAATTAATAGTGTTTCATACATAAGAGGAGACTATATTCCTCAAGCAACAGTGGGTGGAAGTTTAGTAACTCTTGATACAAGCGCAGAGGTAGCAAATGCTGTCGATGATAGTGGAAATGTATTAGTACTAAATTGGAATCCAAATAGCAGAGTTGAAACTAAAACTATTTCAAGCACAGGAAGTTCTGTAACTGCAATACAAGTATCAAGCGCATTCAGTAGTGCGCCTGCTCAAGATATGCCTTGGGCAATCAAAGAAATAAAAGCAGACGGATCTTTAGATGATGGTTCTGCAAAACAATATTTAATTACTGGGGTGAATGAGTCAAATAAAGGTCGATATGAAATAATAGGAATAAAATACGAATCAAGTAAATTTGATTTAGTTGATAGAGGATATAAATTACAACAAGATCAAACAATCAGAGCGCTTCCTTCTTATACAGATGAAGTACCCGTTCCAAAATCCGTAACTTTATCACTAAAACAAGACATAAATCCTAGTGTAGAAGATGATACATCCGTAACGGGAACTGCAAAAATTATAAGACTACAATGGCAACATCCAACAAGTATAAGAACAGATAGTTCAGGAAATGCTGTTAACTCTATTTATGAACACTTAAACTACTACGAGATAGAACATAATGCAAGTGGCAGACCTGTTTATGAAAAAATATTTGCGACAAAAGATACAAGTTTTATAGATATTCCATTAACTTCATATGGAGTCTTTACTTTTAGAATCAGAACAATAAACACAGAGCAAATGAAATCAGCAGTTGTTCAAAAATCTATTGAAGTAGGTAATCAACAAGCATTACCAAGTCCAACACAAATTGGAAGACTGTTCCCAGGTGGCTCACTTAATGCAGGACTTAGTATTGATTCAAGTACTGGAGTCGCAACAATTAGTTCTTCTACTTATACTTTCTTTTCTAGAAACGAAGAAGAATTTATACTTTCTGGCACAGGTACAGGAAATACACAACAAGCTTTTAATGGAATGGGAGCAAGTGCAGAAGCATACTTATTATTTGATGCAGATGCAACTTCAGATCATCTCAAAGCAGTAGAACTAAAAACTGATACAGCAGCACAAGATGCTGATGGAAATGCTTTTAATTTTGAATACTTTGCAGAAGTTGGAGCAGCAAATGCAGGCATATCAAGTGCTTCAGGTACTGTAACTATTGAAAATGAAGAAGGAACTGTGACAGGTTCAAGTACTTCTTTCTTAAGTGACTATAATATAGGTGATTTATTTATTGTTGGAGCTGCGGGTTCTACTCGTTTTATGGCAAGAATTAATAGAATAACATCTGATACTTCTTTGGAACTTGATACAGTTGTACCAAGAGCATACTCTGGAACTTCTATATTTAAACAAAGTTTTAAACCTGATGTTGTAAGAGATACTATTATTGCAAAAGTTGTAACAAGTTCAGGAACTGTCTACACTTTCGAAATAATATATGCACTTACAGCAGGAGTCGTAGGAGCAGATGGAGCAGATGGTCCAAAGACTCTTACACATTTTGTATACCATCAAGCAAGTTCATCAAGTGCACCTGCCACTCCTTCTGCCTCAAGTTATACTTTTAGTACAAATAGCTTTACTAATTTAACAAGTGGCTGGGCAACAACTCCACCAACCTTTGCGGCTGGAAATGCCAATAAATATTGGTATTCATACTTTACAGCAACTGAAAATACAGCAGGTGGAGACACAGCATCAGGAAGTAATTTAACTTTTCAAGCTTCTCAACAAGGTATTGGATTTAGTGGACTTGTAACTTTTTCAAGTGGTAATTTAGTTGATACTTCCACTAGTACCACTTATAATCCAGCAACTGTAGTAAATGCAGGAACTACAACTATTGATGGCGGAAAAATAACAACAAATAGTATTACTGCAAACCAAATAGCGGCAGGAGAAATATCACTCACAGGAAATCTAGTAACAGGAACACTACCAGCATCATCAGGTGGAACAGGATTAACAAGTATTGCAACTTTAACAAATAGTGGTATTAGTATAAGTGCAAATGGTACATTAAATGGAGCAGGCGGGGGACAAGTAACTGCAGCAGGTATTGGAGCGCATCCAACAAGTACAACAATTCCAACAGCACTCTCCGACTTATCTGGAACATTAGCTGCAAACAAAGGGGGAACAGGATTAACAAGTATTTCTACTTTATTAAATTCAAATATTTCAGCTTCAAGTATTGGGTTAGGTGCAGTCGCAAACTTAAGTTCTGCAGGTCAATTACAAGCAGCTTTTAGTTCAGATACAAGTATGAGCGCAGGACAAATAAAAGTAAGTTCAAGTTCAATGACTTTTGGAGATAGTCAAAGTATATCAAGCAATTCAATATTAATAGAGGCAAGTAGCTCAAATGGGGCAAGGATAATTATAGCAGACTAATGGCAAATAGAGTATTAATAGGAAACAGATCGTCGGGAGGATATGGACTATATGTATCCAAAGCAAATAGTAATGTACTAACTTGTGATAATAAAGACTTACTATTTAGTTCAAATGGAAAAGCAAGTGCAGGACATCTTGTATATGCAGGAGGTTCTCAATCTTCTCTTTCGAGTAGTTTAAATTTCTTAACAACAGGAAGCAAAGATAATCTAGGATATATTCCTTTAGTAATTACAAGCGAAGCTGAGAATAGAGTATGGAATTGGGGGTCAAAAAGCCAAGGAGCTGCTCAAATTCAATTAACACAGAATAATGTTTCAATGTTTACTTATACCAGTAGCACTTTAACACCTGCTTTAATAAGACCGTTTCCCGCAAATAATGTTGACGGAGTACTAGAAGTAAGAAGAACAGGTGTAGGTGACTATGGTAATAATACAGGAGGCACTCAAGCTTGTACAAATTTAGATTTTGTTGTTTTAAAAATTCCTTGTGCCTACGGCTATATGAATAGTACATATTTTTAATCATGGCAAATAGAGTATTATTAGGAAATCGAGCAACAGGAGGGTATGGAATGTATGTTTCTGAGGCAGGACAAAATGTTCTTACTTGTAATAAAAGTAAATTACTATTTTATACAGACTCAGGAGAAACAGGAAGTTCTTTTGTAGCAAAAGGCACGCATCAAGCCGTACCTTTTTCAGGAGGAACAGGAAGTACTGCTCCAGTTACAAAAAACACAGTAAATTTAAGCAGTGCAAGTAGTGCTAGCTTAAGTTATCAAAATTTAGGTAGCAGTAACTTTTTGTACACTGCTAAAAATTCACAATCAAATGCATCAAGTAGTGACTTTGAACGAGGAGCAAACTTTTCTTCGGTAGGAGCTACAGGCGCAACAATAAACAGACTTGGTAATGGAGATACCTATGATGTAGTAGTATTTAAGAAACTAAGCACTAACGCATTATATTAATTATGGCAAATAGAATATTAGCAGGAAAAAGAGCAACAGGAGGACACGGACTCTATGTTTCAAGAACAGGAGAAGATGTACTTACAACTACAAATCCACTAGCTTTTGACTCAAGAGCAGGCAATTCACCTGTAATACATGATGCAGGAGAAGGAATACTAGGCACAACAGCAAATTCCCAAGCAACAATTACACATAATTTAGGATATACTCCTTTATTTGCAGTAAGATGGTGTACACAAGCTGAAATAAGTGGCGGAGTTGCAACAAAAGTGTTCGATCCTCGATATAGTCATATGGTTAGTATTACTTATCCAGAAGGTATTGCTGAAATTCAATTAGTACCTTATGGAATATTTGTAACTCCAAGTTCTTCAAATTTAGTAATAAGAAGATTTATGCTAACTGGAGGAGATTCCGTATACTATTCATATATAATTTTTAATGAACCCGATTACACAGGAGGACTCGGACTATGATATATAATATTTTTTATGACAGTAATAAAGAAATTGCTTGGTCATGCACTGCAAATGTAACTGACGAAATAAAAACAGAACAAAAATCTGCTCATAACTATGACTTTTTAAGTTATGATTGCTCAGCTGTACCTAATGGAGAAGATTGGTATATCAATGCAGATGGCGATGCCGTTGTAGAAAAAGCAGTTTTTGATCCTTCTTACAGCACAACTACACCAAGCGTTGATAGCACCGTAACTGTAACAGGCGTACCTGTAGGAACCGAAGTGTTTTTAGATGGAACTTCAGCAGGAACAATGTCAGATACAACATTAACATTTACAGCTCAGGAAGCTGGAGATTTTGAAATAGAATTTAAAAAAGATAAATACAAAGATTACTATAATGTAATCACAGTATCGAGGTATGCATAATGAATGTAAATTTAGCAAAAAGTGGTGCGACTCCTCAAACAAAAAGAGCCGCATACTATGAAACTTTAGCAGATCAGTTAGATAAACTTTACCATGATATAGATAATGGCAAGCTTGGTGATGACGCAAAAACGTCAACCTTCTATCTAGGTAGAAAAGCAGTAAAAGACAAATATCCCAAAGGATAAAGGATAATGATTTCACATTCCAAAAATAATCCTTGACATCAGGTGTTATTTTTTGGTATAATTAATTCATTGGAGGTATAAGAAATAACCATGAGTGCTGGTAATTACAACATAAAAATAGATCAGGGATCAGATTTCTCGTTACAGCTTACTGTTCAGGAAGATGGATCTGCAAAAAACCTTACAGGCTTTAGTGCACGTGCACAGATGCGCCCCACAATCGATTCTAGTACTCTTACCGCTACGTTCACTTGTACAATATCAAATGCTAGTAGTGGAATACTGACTATGGCGCTTGCAAATACACTAACAGACGATATAGATGTGGGACAGTATTACTATGACTTAGAGTTATTTACAAGCACTACCTCACAAAGACTTATACAGGGAACAGCAACTGTAGCTGGTGAAGTAACAAGATGAGCCGTATAGGGCAAAATAGACTTGCAAGAACAAATGTTATTGCAGCTCATCCTACAATTTCTATTACGGAAAGCGCACTCAATGATGTAATAGCAAACATTACAACTACTTCACAATCAATACAGGTAGAACAATTTTTTCGTGCATTTGTAGCAAGTGATGTAGTTTCAACTACACATAATACAATATCAGTAGCAAATGTACAAGACGCAATAGAACAATTAGAATCTCAATTTTCAAGAGGAACAACAGATCCTACAACAAGTAGTGAAACATATCTTGACGATGGAGATTTATTTTATAATACAAATACAAATCAATTAAAGGTTTATAGAGATGGAGCATGGCAAATTCTTCTTCAAGCAGAGGGAGACATGGATACATTAGATGGGAGTACATTTTAAATGGCAACAACAATTACAGTAGTTGAAGATGTAACAAGCGTTAGTATTAGCGCAATCTCGCCCACTGATGCATCAACCAATGCTGCTAATTTAACATTTACACCTCACAATGTTATAACTGCTACTAACGTACAAGATGCGTTAGAACAATTAGCAGATCAGTTTTTTAGAGGAAATGACGTACCGAATGCAGGTACTACAAATTTAGAAGAAGGTGACTTCTTTTATGATCTGAATGATAATCAGCTCAAAGTTTACAGAGAAACATCATCAAACGTTTTTCAGTTCGTACCCCTAGCACAAGCAACAGGCGACATGGAAACAGTAGATGCGGGGAGTTTTTAAGACTCCATTAGGAAAATAAAATGGCAACAACAATTAAGATAAAAAGATCCACAGGTACTACGGCTCCAAGTAGCCTTACTGCTGGTGAGTTAGCTTATACAGGCGGAGCGGGAGCACAAGGTGGTGCTGGTTCCAGATTATTTATAGGTAATCCTGCCGATGGCAGTAATCTAATAATCGGTGGTAAATATTTTACCGATATGCTCGATCATGTACATGGTACGAACACAGCGAGTTCAGCATTAATTGTTGACTCCAACAAAAAGATAAACGAATTACTAAGTGGTAACATTGTAGTTACTGGTTCCAGTAATACTATTTCTACATCAAGTGGTACTCTTACTATTGCTCCTACAGGTAATTTAATAATTACTCACGGTGGCACAATAGATTTAGATGCTCAAGCAAACGTAATGTCTATTATTGACAATAACGCAGCTTCTCTTGATATTAAAGAAGGTTCAACTTCTTACTTAAAATTCGTAACAACAAATTCCAGCGAAAAGATAGTAGTCGGACAAGACACTACATTCGCAGATGATGTATCTTTACTTTCAGATGCAGCCGTCTTAAACTTTGGAGCAGATTCAGAAGTTAACCTAACTCATGTTGCCGATACTGGTTTACTTCTAAATAGCACTAGCGTTTTCCAATTCAGAGATTCAGCACTAAGCATCGGATCTTCTGCGGACGGACAATTAGACATCAATGCAGATACATTATTAGAAATCACAGCACCAACAGTACAATTTGATACTGATGGTCAAGTAGTATCTTTTGGAGCAGACGGAGATGTAACACTTACACACGTTGCTGATACTGCATTACGCCTTAACTCAGGCATGGCACTACAATTTAGAGATTCTGCAATCGGCATTAACTCTAGCACAGACGGACAATTAGATGTAGATGCCGACACAGAAGTTGAAATCACAGCACCAGTTGTTGATATCAATGCTTCAACATCAGTTAATATTAGCAATGATCTTAAACTTGACAGCGACTCAGCCGTCTTAGGATTTGGTGCTGATAATGATGTAACATTAACACACGTTGCTGACACAGCTTTAATGCTAAACAGCTCAATGGCTTTACGATTCAGAGATTCCGCACTAAGCGTTTCCTCTCCTTCAGACGGCACATTAGCAATCGCAGCAGATACAGAAGTTGATATTACTGCAACTACTATTGATATCAATGGTAATGCAGACATCAGTGGCTCACTTGGTGTGGGTTCAACAACAGCTTCTACTTTAAAAGTTTCAGACTTAACAAACAATAGAATTGTTATTGCAGGTGCTTCAGGTGAAATTGAAGACGACGCTAACTTTACATTTGATGGTACAACATTCGCAGTTACAGCTGCTACAGATATTACTGGAGACTTAGATGTCGACAATATCAACATCAATGCAAATACAATCTCTAGCACAAATTCAAACGGAGATATAACACTATCTCCAAACGGTACAGGCACAGTTAAAGTTCCTTCAGGTTATGATGATAGAAGTGGACAGAATTCACTTACACTTGTAACGAAAGGATATGTTGACGCAGTAAAACAAGCACTTGATATTAAAGCATCAGTACATGTAGCCTCAACAGCAAACGTTTCCTTAACTGCAGGTTCCTCAGGACTAGAAGCAGGAGATGCTATTGATGGAGTTACTCTTGTAGCAGGCGATAGGGTTCTTCTTAAAAATCAAACAGATGCCTCTGAAAATGGTATTTATGTAGCAGTTGCTTCAGGTGGAACACCAGCTCGTTCAGACGATGCTAACGCCAGTGTAGATGTTACTTCAGGTATGTTTGTATGGGTTGAAGAAGGTACTGCAAATGCCGATCAAGGTTATGTACTTACAACAAATAATGTAATTACACTAAATACAACAGACTTAACATTCACACAATTCTCAGGTGCTGGTCAAATAACAGCAGGGAACGGTTTAACAAAATCTGGTAACACAATTAATGTAGTTCCAGACAATGTAACTTTATCTGTAACTGCAGATGAAATCAAATTAAAAGGAGATGTTACAGCAACAGCACTTGGTGACTTGTTAATTGGTAAAGCGTCAGATGGCGGTTACAAACGATTAGCAGCTTCTTCAGGTGGTGCAAACTACTTATTACAATTAAACTCTTCTGGAAATGATGTTGAGTGGACAAACTCAATTGACGGAGGAACATTCTAAGGAATCTCTATATAGAGTAAGACAGGACAACCATAAATATGGCTACAATACAATTAAAGCGTTCAAATACCGCTGGTGCAAATCCTACTACTTCCAACCTTGCGTTGGGAGAAATGGGTATCAATACTAAAGACGGAAAGTTTTTCTTAAGAAAACATGTCGATGGTAATACGAGTGGTGACTCAATACTAACATATGCTCCACAGGGGATTAATGCCTTTGGAACACAAACTTACGAAGTAAAGGTTGTTACTAAAACTGCCGCTCACCCTCAAAATGGTACTGGCAGTTCTAGTGGTTATACTATTGATGGTTTAGAAAGTCCTTTCTTACTCCTTATTCCTGGAAACACATATAAATTTGATCAAGCAGATTCAAGTAATAGTTCACATCCTCTACGATTTTATTTAGAAGCAGATAAAACAACTGCATATACAACAGGTGTTACTACAAATGGTACAGCAGGCTCATCTGGAGCATATACTCAAATCGCTGTTACTACATCAACTCCCCAAGTTTTATACTATCAATGTTCATCACATGGTTACATGGGTTCAGCTGCTTACTCTGTTTCAGACGCAATAGCAGATGGTAAAATAGGAACAGCTCAAATAGCAACGAATGCTGTAACTTCAGCAAAAATTGCTCAAAACTCAATTCTAACAAAACATATTGATGATAACCAAATAACAGCAGATCAAATAGCAGATGCTACAGTTACTACAACTCAGATTGCTGCAAATACTATTGCAACAGGAAACATTGCAGATAATGCAATAGATGGTACAAAGATCGCACAAAATAGTATTCTTACTAAACATATAGACGATAATCAAGTCACAGCAGATCAAATAGCTGATGCAACAATTACAACAACACAAATAGCAGCGAACACTATTGCTACAGCAAACGTTGCAGACAACGCTATTGATGGAACAAAAATAGCATCGAATAGTATTCTTACTCGACATATTGATGATAACCAAATTGGCATAGATCAGTTAAATGTATCAGATGGTTCTAGTGGACAAGCACTTACAACTGATGGTAGTGGAACATTATCTTTCTCTACTATTTCAGGTGGTGGCAGTGCTTCAGATAGTTTTAAAACTATTGCTATCTCAGGACAAAGTAGTGTAGTTGCAGACTCTTCTACAGACACATTAACACTAGCAGCAGGAACAGGAATCACACTTACAACAAATGCTAGTACTGATACTATTACAATTACAGGAACAACAGGAATATCAGCAAATGCTGTAAATGCAACACACATAGCAACTGGAGCAGTCGGACCAAGTGAACTTGCAGCTACTGCAGTAACAGCAGGCTCTTACACAAACGCAGACTTAACAGTTGATGCAGACGGTCGTATTACAGCAGCATCAAATGGTGGAGCAGGAACAGTAGCAGACGGATCAATTTCAACAGCTAAATTAGCAGACGATGCAGTCACTGCAGCAAAACTTGCAGATACAGCAGTAACAGCGGGAACATACGGTTCCACAACTGTTTCACCACAAATTACAGTAGATGCACAAGGAAGAATAACAAATGTATCAAATCAGACAATC